TGCAGGACCACCATTCACCTCCTTTTACGGATTCCCACAACGACTTCAGGCCCACACCCCAGGATCGGAGTGCGGGCCTGAGCCGGGTCGACGGGCAAGTCGAACGAGCGATTCCTAGATCGAGATTGTGTCCGTGATGGCCACCTGGTCGCCGGACACCAGGACGGGCGGGTTGGGGACCGCGGTCTCGAACATCATCGGACCCGAGTTGGCCGAGGTCGGGGTGGCCAGCACCTGCGCCTGGAATGACCCGATCTTGTTGATGGTCGCAGCCGAGCCCGAGTTGTCGGACGAGTTCATGATGTAGGTCTTGGAGAGGGCGAAGCTCGACGCACCGGTGGTGTGTGAGTAAGTCGCACGGCTGCGGTTGAGGCCGCCACCGGAGGCCCACAGCTCTGAACCCAGCAGGGTGTCAGTGGCTGAGGGGGCGGTGGCCGAGGTCGAGAGCCCGATGTACCACGCCGGCGCATTGCCAGGCTGAATCAGGTAGGTGCCTGAACCAGGGGTGGTGCCTGCGGTCTCGCCGGCCAGGCCGCCACCGGTGACAGTAGGGATCGGCAAGGTCGGGTTGTGCCAGAGGTCGATGGTCAGGACAGTCGCGGTGTTGGACACCACGAGGCCGAAGACCGAGCCCACGGTGACCACGTGGCCGACCCACTGGTTGGTGGTCCAGGTCTGGGTGGAGTCGGTCAGAGTGGTGGAGGTCGGGGCCGACGAGGTGGTGCCGGTTGCCCCGATGGTGTCGCCGCCCATCTGGCGGGACTGGACATCCGCTCCAGAGTTGACGCGCATCTGATCAGACCTCCGGGGTGGCGACCGGAGCCGCGTCGGTGTTCACAGCGGGCGTTGTGAACTGGGCATCGGGCACGGGTGTGTCGGCTGGCTCCTCTGCCGAGAGCTCCGGCGGGACATAGTCCGCGGGAAGCTCGTCCCAGTCAGCGGGACGCCCCACCGGGATGCCGAGTCGCTTGGACATGAGGCTGGCCAGGTCCTGGTCGTTGGACTCGACCCAGACCGGCTCGGTGCCTGCGGGGAAGTGGATGTTCTTGGCGCCCCGGTACTCGGTGTAGGCGTCCAGGGCGTCCATCGCCGCGATCGACATCGTGGTGATGCCCTTGGTCACACCCTCGATGGGCTTGGGCACCGTGTATGCCTGGAGACGGGCGGCGACCATGTGGGGGCCGCCCTCGTCCGTGGCCGGGTCGTAGGTGTCGGTCTTGAGGACCTGCGCCTTCGACATGAGGTCGGGGTCGGTCGCGCGCACATCCTCATAGGGCTTGTGGGCCTCGACGGGGGACTCATTCCCCAGCAGCAAGATGATGCTCATATGGCGCGTCCTCCTAGATTTCCGCTTGTCGCGGCAAACTTCGGCAGGGCACTGGGAACAACTAGGCGACGAGGGTCGGCGAACCTGGCTAACTCACCAACGGGCGCGTTGAGAGGTCACGACACGAGCGTGTCAAAGCTGGAGGTAGTCCACGAGAGCGAGAAGCACCTTGGCGTCGTCGCCCGCAAATCCCAGGATCATGTTGCAGCGACCGCAGAGCAATCCGCGCACCGCACCGGTCTCGTGATCGTGGTCCACAGCAAGTCGCTTGACCTCACCGTGACTACCCAACGCACGTTCAGGCTGGCGACACGTCTTGCAAACGCCACCCTGATGAGCAATACACGCGGCGACCCTTGGGCAATGGTCCATTGCAGATCAAACACTCGTTGAGGATGCGCGGCGTTGACACGCCTGGGAATACTACGCAGACAGGGTGAAGGTCCCGTATTCCCAGGTGTCATAGGAGCTGGTGAGGGTGACCTTGTAAGACCATTTGCCGGCGGCCCAGCCGGTCGTGTCCTGGAAAGCGACGTAGGCGCCGGTCACAGAACTGCCGTTGTTGATGATGTCGGCCTGGTAGGCCATCGAGACCGGGCCGAAATCCGGAGTCCGGTCAGCCGGCACCTTGGAAGGATTCTTCCCTGGGGCATAGAACAGCACCGCACCTACGGCATCAATGATGCTGGCCCCGGTCAGTGGATCGACAGCCTGGGCGATAACGTCGATCGTCTCACCGACATAGATGGTCATTTAGAACCCCTCGAAGGTCTCGACGGTCAGCACGGGTCCAGCAGCGATCACACGGCTGGAGATGTCGAGCCCGGCAACCACATCTAAGGTCGCAACGGGCGTTTCGATCTGTGCAGTGATCGTGGCCGCCGCAGAGACTCTGGGCGTGAGAATCACGTCCTCGATGGGCGGGCTGGTCATGGCAGCTCATCGGCACTCGCCTTGAGGAAACCCGGGACATGCAAAGCCCCGTCTCTCCGGGGGGAGAAGAGGCGGGGCTTCTGCAGGATAGAGCACCTCATCGCAGGGCTTCAGGCTAGCTCAAACGCTCGCCGCCGTCACGGGGCTCGTCCCGCTGGCCGGCAAGTGATGGCTGCGGGCCACCCTTGCGATAGGTCTCGGCGATGTAATCAGTGAGGAACTCGACCTGCTTGGCCGTGGCGTCCAACGGCTCGGCCAGGTCATAGAGGCGACGCACGTTGACCTCGTTGAGCTTCTTCACCGCGCTCTGGAAGGCGTTGCCGTTCTTGGCAAAGATGGCCATGAGCTCATCGGTGCCGATGGCATTCTCAGAGGCCGTCTCATCATCATCCTGCTGGGACTTGTCGACGCGGACCAGCATCCCGTTGCGAAACGGGTCGGTGTGGTCGTCTGCGCAGTTCTCCTGGTTGATGTGACGGTCGTCCTCGCTGATCCGGATCTTGTGACCGGCCTTGTTCGGGCCGTAAGACACATCCTTGGTGATCGGCTGGCCGGTGCGCGTGTAGCTGGTGACGTGCAGCCAGAGTCGCCCGGCCGTCGTCAGCTCCCAGACCTCTTCGCCCTCACGTGCCTTCGTTCCTGATGGTGCTGGCATTCTCGTTCCCTTCGTCCGCCCGTGGGCTGCCGCTCGGGGAAGCGGCATCGTTGGCGTCGAGACGTTCTATCCCGACCCGGTTGGTCTCGACCTTCGATTCCAGGGATCGGAGAGTGTGGAAGAGATGCTCGTGGTGCAACCGGGTCTTCTTGTGCTCCCACCTGACGTAGAGCGTCACCGGGATCGTCGGGATCAGGATTCCCAGGAACAGGCTGGCCCAGTTGGAGTTGTCCAGGAAGCTGGCAAAGGACGCCCAGTTGTTGTAGATGTGCACGACGCTCTATCGGTGTCCGGGCAAGCGAAATGGCCCGGTCCTCGGGGAAGCGAGGACCGGACCATTCGTGTCTTGCAGCGTGCGTTGTGAACTAGACCTCGGTCACGCTTGAGTCCACGATGCGGCGAGCCTGCTCTGGGTGGTGGACAAGCCCACCAATGTCCTTGCGCGCCTTGTAATGGCGATAGTCCACGGTGTTCTCTTCCCAGGACTTGGTCTTCAGGCCGCCGTACATCGCAAACTTCCCGACCGTCCCGCCGAACACCCACAGCTCGTTGGCCGGGATGTAAGGCAGCGCGTTCTCGTCCGTGTAGTTGATGACCTGGACGATGTTGGCGCCGCGGTAAACACCCAGGCGACCCTTGGCGCGGATCTCCTCGGTGGCCTCGGGGTCGAAGCCGAGGTTGAAGTCGCTGATCTGGTCGACCATCGACGCGCGGCCGATGATGGTGACAGGCACGGGGCCGACACCGTTCGGCTTGATGGCGTCGCGGACCTCGCGGATCGCCGTGTCGAGCTGGGTCTTGGTCAGGCCCGTGGTCGCCACGTAGTAGGGAGAGGTCGTGGGGACAGCCTCCTGGAGGAGGTTGAACATGCGCCGGTTGACTTCGGCCTCGAGGCGTGCGCCACCGAGGGACACCATGTCCTCGATGGTCTCGGCGAAGTTCGCCTGGAGCTTGTCCACGAACTCGCTGACGTGGAAACCGATCGTGTCCCGGGGAAGCTCCCAGTCCTCGACCTTGAGCTGGCTCTCCTCGATGTAGCCGCCGCGCGAGGTGTAGAACACCTTCATGCCGCGCCGCTCGCGGAGGATCACCCGGTCGAACTCCCCGACGTTCTCGACCTGGAAGTAGGTCCCGAAGAGGTTCTCGAAGGTGAACTGGTAGTCGAGGATGCTGGCGACGTCGGCCGCCACCTGGCGGTGGAACTCCGGGTCGTCCCAGTTCGAGCGGGCCAGCTCATTGAGAGCTGCCTTTTCCCGCTCGTACTCCTCCACGAGCTCGGGGTTGCGACCCCAGGGGTCCGCTCCCGCGCGGGTGCGGTTGAACGATGCAATCGTCATGCTTGGTCACACCTCCGATCAGTGGATGAGGTCGGCTTCGACGTAGTCGACGCCGTTGGTCAGGGTCACGCGGAGCAGGGAGTCAGCAGAGGAAGTCCCCTTGACCCAGTTGGTGCCGTTCCAGGTGAGGAAGTCACCGATGCCGAAGGTGGTCGTGAAGTCGACCATCTGGACCGCAGCGATCACGCGGCCATCCGCCCGGGTCTGGGCCGGGGTGTTCTTGAACCAGACCTTCGTGCCGGCACCGCTGGTGATGACGGCGAGGCGGTTGTTACGTGCCACGCCGTAGTAGAAGGAGTCGATCCGCGTGGGCGCGTAGATCGAGCGGTCCCAGATTTCCTCCTGAATGAGGAGACCCGTGTAACCACCACCGGTCACTTCCTCACCGGACGCCGACACCTTGAGGTAGCCGGGGTTGGCCGGGTCGAACTCCACCTGGCTACCCAGGCGGAACGTGCCGGTCGTGGGAACCTTGAGCCGGCCTTCCGACACTCGAACGCTTTCATCCGAACGGCGGAAGCCGAAGTTCAGGCCGTAGTCGCTTGCCATGTCTCTCCTCCTTTCAGGACTTGGTCACGGCCGTGCGGCGAGCGCCGAACAGCCCCTTGACGGAAGGCGAGGTTGAGCCGCCCTTGTCGTCGATCGGTCCACCGCGGAATGCGGCAGATTCGCGCGGGATGACGGTCTGAGCGGCAGCCGTCTGCTTCCCGGTGTGCAGGGCGTTGCCCTTGGCGTTTCCGCAGATCGCGCAGTCGCCCGCGTCTCCGCTGCCGCCGGCCTTCCAGGCGTGGGCGTTCATCGCGGCGGACTCGCGCAAGGTGTCGAGGTAGAGGCCGTAGGCGTCGTCGCTCATGGCGACGATTCGGTCCCCACGGCCATCCTTGGTCAGGTCGAGGTTCGGATTCAGCTCGGCAACTTCACCGAGGCGAACGGCGCGGGACTCGGCCTCAGCCTTGACTCGCTCCTGCTCGGCCTTGTAGTCCTCGAACTCCTTGATGGCCGACTCGGCAAGGGACACCGCGGCTGCCTTCTCGGTCTCGAGGATGTCGTTCTTGGCCTGGGTCTCAGCGAGAGTCGCCTCAAGCTCAGTCACCTTCTCGGTGACTGCGGCGGTCTCTCGTTGAACGGCATCGGCGACGAGGGCGTAAGCCTCGCCTTCGGTGAACGTCCGGTCGGCCATGACACCTCCTTTGGTCCTTTGGTCAAGGGCCAGCAGAGTTCCGGCCGCTGACCCCTACGTTCGGAGTTCAGCGGCCGGAAACTGTGTCGCAGCGTGCGTTGTGAGCTACGTTCCTGGCACCGTGGTGACGGTCGTGGGCGCAGCTGAGGTCTCTGTGGCGCGAACGGTCTGCTCACCTACCGGGTACTGCACCTGGCTGCTCCCGTTGTGGAATGCCGCGTTGCCATCGGCATCTGGAGCGATGTTGTGCGGCGCAGTCAATCGGTCCATGACTGCTGCGGAGTCATCGTCTGCGGGCATGTCAGAGCTCCTTGTCCCGGGGAGCGATCCCCTTGTAGTCGGCTGGAAGGACGTGGCGCGGCTCGCCCGTCTCGGAGTTGGTGAACGTCTCGCCCACGGGAGAGGGGGCCGTGGCCGGCCGGTCCATCGGCAGGAGATCAAGCCCCTCGACGTGCTCCAAGGGGTTCGGAGTGATGTCGGGCTCTTAAGCCTTCTGGACTGTCACGATGGCAACTCCTCTTCTGGGGACTGGAATCCTGCTGGCGGGTTGACGGGCGGCTTCCACACGCCCACCGAGTTCTCATCGGTCAGATAGGGCGTCATCGGACCGGCGAAGGCTGGCGGATCAGGCATGTAGCCGACGTGGACAACCGTGGCGTCGAGCCCATCCTGGGTGTCGAAGATCGGCTGGGTCATCGCTTCTGGGTCATCGCTTCATGGTCTTGCGATACAGGCGCGCATCCTTGGTCCAGTTCCACCAGCAAGGCCGCAACGCACACGGACCTTCATGCAGGTATGCCCTGGAACACCACCAGGACGAACGGAAATCGCGGCCGCAGCCCAAAGGCGCGGCAAGTCGCACGCTCACGGGTGCTCGGTCGCTTCCCCCGTGTCGGTGTTGAAGAACGGCTGGTTGATGATCGGCGGCTGAGTGGTGGGGTCCACGGCGCCCGGATCGGTCTCCTGCTCGGAGAAGTTCGGGTCGTTGCCACCGAAGGCCGGCGAGCCAGACTCGGTCTCGGCGTTCTCGGTGTTGTTGACGTCGGGGCTCGGCGCCGGGGTGGGCTGGGTCATCGTTGTCCTCCTGAGAAAGTGAGAATCTGGGCAACCATCAATTCGGCCTCACTGGTCTCGAGACCGTCGAACGACGCGGCCTGGCGCTCGGCCAGGGACGCGGCTTGCTTCATCACGGTGGCGTTGGCATTGGCCCAGCCGGGACGAACCGGGGGGATGATGATCCCGGCGCCGAGAAAGCTGGGGTCCACGAATCGGCGGGCGCCGCCGGCCATGACGTGCGGGCAGCGGCTGGCGGGCTTGGTCATGTAGTCGGCGTAGGACTGCGTGTGCTTGCATCCCGGCTGCAGGCAGGCGACCTCCCGGCTCACGCACTCCATCGAGTACCAGAGCTTGTTCTGCTCGCTGGCCATCGCCACCTGCCGGGTCTCGGCCGGATAGAGGTAAGGCCACAACGCGGCCATCGCCACGATGTGGTTGCCGACGTCGTCAGCCTTCTGGCGCTCCTGCTTCACCAAATGGGCACCCGCGATGGCGCCGATGATGTGACGCTCGGAGTGCAGCCAGTTGACCGGGCCGTGGACCACACTGGGCTCACCCATCTCAAGATCCTGGGTGGACCAGTAAGCCTTGTTTCGGTTGGCCGTGTCGGCCTCCACGAACTTGCCATGCAACCACATGAAATGCTGGTTGGCTGCTGACGCCTTCTCCCATGCAGCGGCGAGCTCGCGCGGGAGATCACCAGGCTCGCTGAAGACGCTGGCAGGCGCAGAGATGACGATGTGGCCATTGGCGCCTTCGGTGACGAATGCTTTCTGCGTCATCTGTACGGCCATCGACTTGGCATCGTCGTGGGCATTCTGGGTCGGGTTACCGCCGAGAGTTTGGTTGCCCGTGCTCCCCGCGAACTTCTTCACCGTGACCAGGTTCTTGTCCACATCGCCATCACCGTTCTGATGGACCTCGTCATCCTGGTCGAAGCCGCACTTGGCGCACATCTTGTAGTCGGCGCCGATGCTGCTCTGGCCGGGGATGGCGACGAAGGCATGACGGATCAGAACGATCTGTCCGTAGCCCTCTTCCGGACCATTACCGGGACCAGGAGTCTCGACCTTGAGTGGGTCGCCCTGCTCGGTTCCGCCGGCGGCTGCGGTCTGGCTTGATCCCGGAACGGGCGTTCCCATCCCCGCTGGCATTCCGATGGGATGGTTGGGATCGTTCATCGGCTGCCCGCACGCCTGGCAGGGAAGCGACGTTGCGAAGGACCCAGTTCCCAGCGTGTAGGCATGAGCGGGAGTGATCCGCTTGTGCTTGCGTAGGTCAGCGGCAAGGTTGCGGCCGATGCCGCTGTCACTGCCACCGTTGGACGACATCAACGCCAACTTGGTCTGAACCAAGGAGCCGCTCATTGGTGTGATGTGGTTACCGACATTCGGTGGCTCGCCGCACATCGTGCAGTTGGGCATCCCGTCCGGCCAGACAAAGCCGTGCGGTGCCATCATGGCGGCGGTTTGCTGAGGAATCCGCTGACGGGCTTTCCCGGTCCACTCGACCTTGTCGGCGCGCTTGGCAGCGCCGCTCACGTTGGCATACAGAGCCTTCTGGTACTGACGCGCGTCATCCTCGGAATCGAAGGTTGACTTCGTCTCTCCGATGTTGTTGACGACGGCATACTTCGTCCCACGCTTCACAATCTTGTACGGTGCGTTGGCTCCTGACGGCGTGCTCATGCCTATCCTTTCGGCGCGGGACGGGTGGTTCCGGTGCTGGTGCGGTTCACGGCCTTGGCCGGATTCTGACTGGGCTTGCCTCCACCAGCGGGTCGGCCACCCTTGGCACCGTTCACCGCTTGACTTACTGGCGCAGTACCCGCGCCAGGAGAATTGCTGCCAGGCTGCTGCCCACCGGGAGAGCTGAAGGGGACAACGGTCTTGAAGACGTCGTCCCAGCCCATGTCCTCCTCGAACTCGCGGCGCATGACCTCGACGGCCTCATCGAAGCCGAAATACTCGAGCGCCGAGTCGCGGCTGATCTCATTCATGGTCCGTAGCTGGATGATGGCCTGCGCGGTTCCCATGTCCTGGTCGAGCTGAACCGACCGCGGCGTGAAGGTGAGGTTGGGAACGCTGCCCTCGAAGACGCCGGCATTGCGAGGATGCTCGAAAATGGCTCGGGCGACTTCCTTCTCCAAGTAGCGCCGGATCATGTGGCGTCGGTTTTCCATGCCACGAGCCACAATGCGACCTGTAGTCAGAGCAGTGTCACGACTCTGACCGGACTTGCCACCAGCCGCAGCAAACAAGCCCAGCAGCGTCTGGGTGATCCGGTTGTCGATGTTGTCGTACTTGTCCGTATTCAGAACCATGTCCTGCTTCGGCGTGATGATGTCGATCTCAAGCCGGTGGTCGGAGAAGATCACCGGAAGCTTGGCCACCAGCGAGAAGTTCTGTTGGAGGTTGGTGATCTCCTCGGGGTAGGCCGGGTCTTCTTTCGTGCCCTTGCGCACCAGGAGGATGTAGTTGGCGGCCCCGATGAGGTGGACGCGGTCAGCCTCCATGAGCTGCTGCTTGAGATCCAGAAGCTTGAACACGCGCTTGAGCCGTAGGTCGGCGAACCGCTCATGGTCGGCTTTGGTCAACGTGTGCCGGCGCACCACGTCGGGGTCGAGCAGGATCAGCCGCATCGGGTCCACACCCAGAGCGGTGAGCTCCTGCAGCTCCTCCACGTCGATCGGGGTGTAACGACCGCTGTAGAAGCGGCTCATCATCTCGTCCATCAGAGAACCGTCGAGCACTCGGTCGTACTGGCCGATCTCGGCCTGGGTTCCCTGCCAAGCAAGATTCTCCTGGTTGAAGACCATCATGCCGACCGGGACGACCTTGGTGGAGTCCAGCGAGCTGATGGCCCTGGGGTAGTAGATGTCGTAGGACTTCTTCCGGGAGACTCCTTTCTTGCTCTTGCCCCGCACCTTGAACGTCCCCATGTCCCACCAGAAGGCGTGGACGATCTGGCTGTAGGTGTATTCCTCACGCCACATCGTGCGAACCACATCATCCAGGTTCTGCTGCTCGGCGATCTGGTTGAAGATGTCGGTCTCGTCCGCGTGGTCGGACTCCCACTTCACACCTTGCAAAGCCAGGGCCTCCGTGACCTCGGCCAGGCCGCCCACGATGTCGTCGTTGGCCACAGCTTTGCGCGCGATCCGCATCTGCTCATAGACGCTGTCCGGCGCCGCATAAGCAGTGCGGTCGAAGAGGCTGGAACGGTTGGTGACTGCGCGCGCCTGCCCGACCCAGTTGGCCAGTTGGCGTGACAGAACCTGCATCTTCGGATCGAGCCGGCCAATGTCGACCGTCCCGTCCTGGACAGACTCGTCGTAAGTAATGGTCACGCCACTCATGTGGTGCCTTTCATCAGGTGGCCTTCATCAATTCGAGGTCTTGACGCGCAATGGCGATGCGAGAGGTTTGGAACTTGTATTGCCGGTCGATCTCATCGAGAACCGGCTGAACCTGCATTGTTCTGAGCTGCGTCCATTCGCGGTCCTGAGACTCCAGGAGTCGCAGCTCGGTCCAGAGCTCGGTGCAACGGGCGCTGTAGGCACTGGCCTCGCGGAGCACCTGGTCGGGTTGCTTGTCGTACCAGGTCCGAATGGCCGCCTTGATGCCAGCCATCTCCGTCAAGACTGCAACGCGCGTTGTCAACTGTCCGGAGGGCAAGAGAAAAGCCATGTCGTTGGCCAGAGCCTGAAGCAGAGCTGGATCAATGGGTGCGCCGTCGTCGAGGTATCCGACCTCGTCGTTGCCAATGACGGTGGCTTTGGGCATGGAAATCTCCTCGGTAGGTAGACAGGGTGAACTGCGCCAACGAACTCGTATTTGCTCAAACGAACTCGTAGTATCCGTCTTGGCCTTGGTGGGCGAAAGGGCTGAGTCGCTCTCAGTCGCCGAGTCCCCAAAGCTCCCGCACGACAGGCAGTACGGGCACAGGCTCTCGGGAGTCAGCCTTCGGACCACGAAATGACCGGACACTCGCAGATATTGCGGTGTGTGATCCGGGCGGCACGGTCCATGTACGGCACATCTCATGTTGGTGAGAGAAGGTCTGTAGCCGAGGTGCGGGAGCAAGGCCACCGACTTCTACGCTCGCTCGTGCTAGTAGACGCCCGTGCCGATCATGTCGAGCACTGGCCCATTGCGCCTCGGCTTGTTGAGCACAGCCTCGATGGACTCGAGCTCCTTGCCCAGGACCGCGAGCTTGGCAGCGTCCAGCGTATGGAATGAACCCCCACCGTACCGGCTTCGGTGTGTGCGCTGGCGGTCTGACTCGTCCCGGGCGTAGAGGATCACCTGACCCTGGAACTCGCTGAGCAGCTCCTGGTCGTAGGGGAGCTCGATCATGCCGGAGTCCACCAGACCGCGGAGCTTGTCGGTGGCGAACTCGATGACGTTCTTTTCGATCACGGCATCTTCTGGGCGCTCGCGGCGCTCCAGCGGCCGGTCATCGAACTCGACGGCCTTCTTCTCGGAGAAGCCGTAGCCCTTGAGCCGCGGTGCGTGACGCTCCAGCCGGCCGCCGCGGGTCGTCTCCTGCCAGATGGGAAGACCGGCGCCGGTCTTGTCCAGGCTCAACGCCTTGAGCCGCGGCCCATAGAAGGAGAAGACCTCCTCGATGACGTGAGCCTGCTCCGGAGCGGAGATGCGCATCATGTGGATCCTGGTGAGGAGCCGCATCACGTCCTTGTCCTTGACCCGGACCACGCCGAAGACCAGCAGCTCGCTGGGATCGTTGGTGAATCCGATGTCCATGCCAGCCCAAAAGCTCCGGTATGCGGGAAGCAGATGGTTGGCGGGCAGCTGGAGATGGGCGCCGATCGGCATCCCCGACTTCTCGACGTACTCGTACTCGAGCTTGCGCTTGACGTAGATGCTGTCGTTGTATTCGGTAGCCCAGCTGGATTCGTTGATGCGGGTACACGCCATCAATCGCGCAAGCACGAAAACCGGGTTGGTGACGTCGCCGTGCTCGCCGTAGATGTTGCGCTTGAAGTCAGGGTTGTCCCGGCTGCCGCCGTAGATGGCGATCTTCGATTTGCGCTCCTCGTCGCTCCACCCGGGTCGGTGCATGGCCATGTAGCGATGGACGTAGAACGGCAGGTCCGGGTTCTCCTTGTTGGTGAGCCGGTAATACATATCCCGGACACCGCGGGACACCCCATGAGCTCGCCACTGGGCGCCCGGGGTGTCCTTCATCGTCTCGATGAGCTCCATCCAGCCTTGCTGGGGGTAGTCCTGCGCCTCATCCATTTCCAGCCGATGGGCGTGAATGCCCTTCACGCCGGCGCCGGTAGGACCCGGGAGCCGGCCGAATATCTTGGCGCCATTGATGAAGCTCGCCTGGAACTGCGGCTGCCTCTTCATCCCACCGCCCTTGGTCTTTGGCAGCATTTCGTGACCCAGGCGCACCCGTAGGAAGAGTCCCTCGATCTTGTCCACGACAGGGGCCAAGTGGTTGAGCTGGGGAGCTGTGATGGCCATCTCCTGGCCCGGGAAGTTGAACGGGAAAGCAAATGCCCGTAGCTGAATCCCTTGAGACTTCCCGAGGTCTCGAGCCATGTAGTCGATCTGATAACGCTCTTCGCTGGTCCAGAGCCGCCACTGGTAATCGCGGACCCGGAAACAGGGGTCCGGCTTGCCCGGGGTCTCATCCAGGAAGAGGAACTCCGCGAGGTCGATGCCGCTGGGGTCGTCCAAGATGGCGGCGAGCGCGCACTCCTCGTCATCAAGCATCGCAATGGCAGTCACAGGCCGAACACTTCCATGACCTGGCCGGCAAATTGGCTCAAGACGTCAACGTCCGTTGCAGTCCATCTGCGGTCATTGGTGTCCCATACACACAGGCTGCCGACCACCTCATCGTCGATGGTCAAGGGCACTCCGAGGTAGCTGCGAATCGAGCCATCGACAGCAGCTTCGGTGTCGCAGACCAAGGGATGGACGGTGGCGTCATTGACGGAGAACGACGTCCCATCGAGCGTGTGCTTGCAGTAACTCTGACTGATCGGCTTGATGTCAGGAAGGTCTCCGAACATCACCACCATGCGCTGCTCAAGGTGGTCGACCAGTGAAATGCCCGCATGGCTCGTCCCCATTGCATACGACGCAGCACCCACGAGGGCGCCCAATCGGATCTTGTGGGCCGTGGCATTCCACCAGCCGGCATAGACCTTGGCCAGGCGATCCGGATCAGTCAGCCTCTTGGTCAGCTCGCGGTCATAGGCAACGCGGGCGACCCCCGAAAGGTCTTTCATCTCGGCATCAGTCAGTCTCATGCGCTTACTCATGCCCCACAACGTGCGTTGTCATCTTGACCGCGGACCTGCCAAGCCGAGCTCGATGCTCGACCGCAACTGCTTCACGGCAGTGATGGACATATTCGGGCGAGACCGGAAAGCGCGCTGAACGGCCGAGATGACGAACTGCTCGCGCCATTCCGTGAAGAACGCCGGATGCACCTTGCCGGCGGCCGCTATGCGCTCCAGGTAGTAGACCGAGAGTTTCGACTGACCGCGCATGAGCCGGGAGAGCTCGCGGTGGTCCATCGGGACTTTGGCGGCGAACTGGCGCAGTGACCGGGAGCCGATGAGATCCTTCACGGCCTCACCGAAAGGCTCCTGGGAGTACCTGGGCGTAATCATGGCTTCGAGCTCCCGAAGCGAGCCGTTGATCACCTTGGTGCGCCGGCCGTCGCGCCCCTCACCGCGCTGTTTGGCCTCATCCGACTTCACTACCCGGAAAATGTCTCCCAGGATGGCGTGCAAGACGCTGGGGTTGCGATCGAAGAGGTCCACCCAGTCAGACTCGCTGGGTTCCTTGAAGAGGGCTCGAGCTCGCGGGGTGTTGGCATTGGCCGTTTCAGGGGTTCCTGACGCTTCAATGGCCCGGGCGAGATGGGTTTTCCGGACGACTGCCGTCTGCTTTGGAGTGGCGTCCTGGCGAAACATCGCCGTACTGATGTCGGCCAGCTCCTGGCCCAGCCCCTGAGTCGTCATCTAGAGCTCTCGCACCCAGGTCTTCTGCTGGGTAGCTCGGTACTTGGCGTCGATCTCGTCGAACTCGGGTCGCATCGTGGTGCGTATCCAGTCGAGAATATCGTCGGCGTTGTCGAGTCCCAGCTTGGCGCGCTCGATCGTATCGGAACGGTCGTAGGCGCCGATCATGGCAAACAGCTCATTGATCAAACTCAGGGCCTTGTTGACCTGATTGTTCCTGTGAATGCCGTGCTCCATCGCCCGGGCCTTGAGCTTGACGATGTAAGAGCCGACAGACTCGTACTGGTCCTTGTCCCGCTGACTCTTGGTGAGTCCGAGATCATTCTTGATCGTCGAGATCAGGGGAGTCGTCTCCCGGATCGACCGGCGCATCTCGGTCTCTTCACTGGTTGTCAGGATCTCACCGTGATAGTTGCGGCCACCAGAGAGCCAGGTCGTCCACCGGTACGTCATCAGCTCCAGGAAGAGCAGCCGGTCGAGGTCATTGAGGTCCGCCACCGCCGTGAAAGCGTTCTCGGAGCGGTATTTGGCCTGCGTCTGCTCGTAGAACTTCTTCTCTGCCTGCCCCTGAACCATGATCTTCTGACCAGAGTTCTGGGTGACCTCGTAGTAGCGCAGCGTCGGTGCAGCAGTGGTTGTCACCCAAGCTGCCATTTCACAACGTCCGCTGTCACATGGCAGACGGTACTGCATGTCTGAGATTCCCGGCGCGAAACACGCGCCAGATGGTTAGAACGAATTGCGAACCAGACCTAGAGGGCGGTGACAACCATCCACCAGCGATTCCCGCTGCGCCGCGGCGGCCCTTTGGGGTGGATCACGGGAAAGCTGCGCTCCACAAAGCGCAGATCATCATCGGGAACCACGCCGGCATCCACCAGGCCGTCGATGCAGGGCTTGAGCACGGCGACAAGATTGTCCGGATCCCGGCGCCGGACTGTGGATGGCACGTAGTTGAGCTCGACGTGGATACGACGGCACGCCGGGATCTTGGCCTGCTTGGCCAGCAGATGACTGGCTGTACGCCACGGTTTCACCTTCGCAGCCTTGACCTGCCAGATGTCCCGATCGTTCAGGCTCAAAGCGGTGACAAAGGGAAGCTCGATGACCCACTGACCGATCCTGGTGCGCTCAGGGCCGACGTCGAGCACCGGCCTCGGCGCAGGTGGTACCCACGTCATTGCTGAAAGGTCGTCGTGATCGTGAACGAGTCACCACTCACAAGGGGGTTAAGGGTATTGAGGGCGTTCTGGACACTCAGCAGGCGCCTCTCTTCCGCTGCATGCCAGACCACTTGGCTGGCAGCTGCACGCTCGCAGGCAACAGTGAAGAGATCCATCCAGTCATCAGCGTCATTAGGCGTCGTGAACTTCGGAGGCGTTACCTGAAAATAGACCGAAATGTCAGGCATCGAGAAAGTACGTTCAAGTTGGAGCACCCAAAAACATACATCGACCACTCGGCGCTTCAGGTCTAAACCGGACACGCGGCCAACTATGTAGTTCTCTTTCATCTTCACTTGGACAAGGTCGTTGACATCCAGCGCCTGGATCGCATCTCGTTGTTTCTCCTGTTCAGCCTTCTCTGCGAAGAACGCCCGAGCGGCAGCTGGCCGATCGCCGTCGTAGTGCTCTTCGTGGAAGCGCCACTTGCCGCACTCAAGACAGAGCGTCTCGGTGACGGGTGACGAAGAAAACGGATGACAACGCACGTTGTGAACTCCTCAGACGTCAAAGATCATCGTGCTCGAGATGCTGGCGCAAGAACTCCGCCATCTTCTGAGCGACCCGCATGTGCTCTTCGTGGTGCTCCCGGTAGGCCATCAGGCACATGCCGTGGAAAGCAACGCTCGGACAGCGAGCATGACCGCAGGCAGCCTGGAAGACAACGCCGGTATCAATGTCCTCGTCGCAGCAGTAACAGACGGGACGATCCTGGATCTCCATCACTGCATGACCTCCACGATCTTCTCCTGGACGAGGTCGAACATCCCGTCCACCTTGATGAGGGTCTGGCGGATCTCCTTCATGGAGTCACGCAACGAGCCGTAGCGGACCACCAGATCAGACAGGATCTCCGGATCGACGTTGCTGTCGCACTGGTTCAAGGCTGCCACGAGATGACCCATTTCCTCGGCCATGACGTCCAGCCTGTCTCGTGCGGCCGGCTGGGGCTTGGAGCGAGGCTTCCGCAGCGGCTGAGTCTGAATAGCAAGAGGAAAGTTGCAGCGGAAGACAGCTGCCAGTCGATACTGATCTTCAATGCCGACAAGTTCGAGCAACAGCTGACTGATGACTCGTGCAGCATCGCCGGTGCTCACGCTCTCGCAACGCGCCAGGGCATCCAAAGTCGCGGCACTGCACGTGATAGCGCCAATTCCATGATCGTGAATGGTGGGACGTGCAACATCAGAAGGAAAGCTGACCCGATAATCCAGCAAGCCCAACGTAAACCCGTCATTGCGCTTCCAGGGAAGTCCCATGACGTACCACTGGTCGGGATTCATGGTCTTCTGAATGACAGCAGACGTGAACACCGCGTTGGAGGCGCGCGAGTATTTCTGGGGTCGTACACGCAAGCCCACGGTTGCTGCCGCGACGGTTGCCTTGGGCACGCCTACTCCACGACTCGGATGCTGCGGTAGGCGCCCGGAGTCAGGCTGATCTTGCCCTCGCCCTGCAGGACGATCAGGTGATGCCGGATCGAGGTCTTGCCGATGCCGACGCCCTCGGCGATCTCATCGAAAGAGGGGCCGAAGTGGTTCTTCTTCCAGTAGCTCTTGATGAAGCGAAGGATCGCAGCTCGTCGCTGGATGCCCTGGGCGAGCAGAACGGCGCCTGCCATGAGTGACTTCTCCTAGTCCTGGGATAGTTGGTCTAGGACTAATCGTACTTGAAGAATGGGTAGGCAACTTCGTGCAAACGGTGCGTGTTGGCCTGCAATTGCTAAACGCGCAGACTACGCGCACAGTCCCACGGCTCCCAGCCCCGGTGCTTCCAGAGCCGGTAGGCGATCAGATCCTGTTGAACTTCACCGTGGCCGGCCGCTTGCCGCCCCGTCCCCCCGTATTGCGCCCATTCAATGTGACCGAGTTGCCACTTGCCTGAGTAGCCGAGGGAGTTGGTGACATCCAGGCGGTCAGAGGACTCGCAGGAGGCAACCCGCTGGGCAAAGGT